ATAGCCGACCATGCACCTGCATCAACTTTTCTGAACACTGAACCGTTGGTATATGGAGGACTGGTACTATCGCACGCCCACCGCCAACTATTATTTGTTGTTTGTGCTGCACAAGACAAAACAATTGCGTATGTGCCAGCGGCAACGCTTCCGGGAGACGCAAAAGTAATTACGTTCCACGCCGAAGCCGTAGGAGTAAATGTAGCGGTAAGATTAGCGTGTGCCAGTGTACCTGTGGGGGAACCTGCTGATGTCGTTTCTACTCTTACCGTTACAACCCCAGAAGGAGAACCGATATTTGCCGCCATAAGTACGGCTACGGAAGATATCCGTTCTCCTGCTGATAATAAAAATGTTTGCGCCGTAGCATACTCGGAATCAGAAGCATCTCCTACCGGCTGACTATCATCATCTCCAGTTTCCAAACTTGTTAATGTCCCGTAATCATTACTTACATATGCCGCCTGCGCCAGAGCATTAGTCGCGTATTCCATATAATCCAGCGTTTGTCCCGCCGGAGCTGTAAGTATGAGAGACGCATCAGTCGCAAAAAACCGCATATACTCATCGCCAGCCTCAATTACGTAGTATTGTTGCGTGGAATATTGGAAGGGGAATAGTCGGGAAAGTTGTGCACTATACTTCGTCTCTTTCACAAACCGCGTGCCCGGACGATACATCCCACCGCCGAGCTGGTCAATAAGGATATTCTCTAACTTCTTTGCGGCATTCTTCCACTTGATATCACTGCGCCCCATTGCGCGGCGGGATATTTCCCCATTACAAAAATTGCTCTGGAAGGAAATTGATTTAGTACCCATATTCTAAAGTGGATGCCATGTCTGCCCCGCAGGAGTTGTTGCGTATCCTCCACCGCCGGACAACCTTACGTTTTCCCATTCATCGCATATGGCCTGAATCGGGCTACCTTGCTGCGAATCTGAAGAAATCGCACTCGGTAATAGATCGTCAACGTATAATTTCAGTAATTCCGTGCCTTTTGCCGTCGAGTTGGTGAGCGTAAAGCATAACGCCGCAGCTAATCTCGTAGCTAACGCCGTGGTAAACTTCCGCGAATACGTTGAGGGACTGTCATTAGAGTAGGTGTACCCTATCTTCAGCGACCCTGTATTTGAGAGTATTCCGTTACTCTCGACCTTGATCAAGGCTGAAGGATAGTTACACTCGTTCAATTCAAGATAATCGCTAGGCTTAATGTATAAATACGTACACCCATCATCTGTCCATGCGATTGTTTCAGTAGCAACCCATTTCCCCGCGGCAAGGTCTGTAGCGAATAACGCCGCTGCGGTGTGTGCGGTAACGCAGACATAATCTATAGAAGAATTACGGACATAATCACTAACCGCATACGCTAATCCCGTACCCCACGTAGCCGGCGCAGTTGAACGCGTAGCTTTATCTACTAACGCTGCCCTCTTCTGCGCGAACGTCCACGCGGCTTCTTCTAAAACTTCGTCTCGTATATCGTCATAAACCGCACTTACTGCGTTACCTGCCGTGGTATTCTCTCCAAAGGCCGCAAGAGGTTTTACGCCTATTAAGTTAAGTGCAACATTTGCGAGGATTACTTTAGTTGCAGCCATGAGAATATCTCCTTAAATAAACGGGACGAGGGATTATTCATCCCCCGCCCCGCCCATTCCTTCTGTTCAGTTATTTGAGTAGAACACAACCAGCTTGATCGTACCCGTCGCTGACGAAACGCCAGTCGTGTTAATCACGATCTGGTCGTCACCCGAAGTAGTCCCGATTAAATAATCAAGACCATCAACGAGTATAGCGTCCAAATTACCTGCAGTATTCGCTGTAGTCGTGTCCGCGCAATACCGAGGAGTACCTACCACAGCGATAGTGTCACTAACTTGTAGCGTTACGGTACTAATCGCATCATACGCCAACTTAAACCCCTTGATCCTAATACCCGCAGTCAGTACCGGCCCCATCTTAATTTGCGAGCAAGTAGCTAATGCTGATGCTTCGTAGGTATCGGTGAAGGATCTTATTCCCGCATCCGTAATACCCTGCACTATTTTCTGTGTACCCCCAGCAGCGTAGAGGGTCGCGTTCACTCCTAATACAGCACTCATGGTAAAACCTCCTTATTGTTGTTGTTTAACCGCTAGACTATTCAGCAATCGCGATCTGAATAACCTTTTCCTCTTCCAACCTCACCGCGCCCATGCACATACTGATATACGCCTGCCATCCGTAATTCTTGTCAGGCCGTTCAGTAAGTCTACCTGTAGGCTCTTTCTGGATCGCCAACTGCACACCGCTCTTCTGGAACGCGTACAGTAACCGCGAAGAAGAAGAATCGGTAGGCAGAAGTTCGGAACGAACCCATGTAAAGCCCATGAATTGGTCAATTTCCCCACTCATCAGTGCTTTAACTGAATTGTAATCAACGCTGGTGATCCCCGTGGTGTTCAGCACATCATCCAATGCTTCGGAGTTGAGGACGAGGGTACGATCTTCGGAAGGAACCTCGGCTTTATTGAGTGCCTTTGATGCGGCGGTGAGTTTGACAAGAGATAACCCTGTACCGCCAGCGGTAACCTTCTGCGCTGCGGCTATTGTGTTTGAAGTCGAACCAGTCTCGTCACTGTACGCGGCACCAGAAATCGCATCAATGATCGTTTGATCTTGCTGACGATTAGCTGCGGCTACGTTCGCTTGGCTGTATGCGGAAAGCGGATCTCCACACATTGCCAAAGCATCCACGGGATCAAGTAGGTCATTCACTACCCAATACCGGGGAGTGACCATTCTCCTGCGATGGTCAACTGAAGAGATCGGTGTTTCCTGATACCTTGACAGAATCTCTGTCATGGTATTCTTGCCGTACTGATTGTAAAACTTCTTGCTACCGTTCCAGTTCGCATCTACCATGACGCGATCACGGAGCCGGGTCCTTAACTGCTGCGCAATTAGCGTAATAGTATTCGCGAATTGCTGTTGATTGGCTACCGAAGGTGCGCCCATCTGTGCTTCTCCTTTTTGGACTTTGTTTTCTTTGCCTTATCCTGCGGCGTGTCCATTAAGGGGCCGGTACTACTTTACGATGGGGCCTCACGTGAGGGTATCCCAACAACAACTACTCATCCGCTATGGAGGTAAACTACCTTTTCGCAGAGCCGACTTTCGGTTGTTCTGTGTCAGGTTCGTTTAGTAACTTCATAACGAACGTATACGCTACATGAGCTTGGTCAAAAATCTCTACACCCCCAAGCCCAACCTTGCTTCCTGTTTCAACAAACATCTTTAAACACGCAACCGCAACATCCGCTCTTTCTTTATCTGAAAGGCTCATGCCTCACCACCTTCAGGGTATGCTTCGGCGTGGAGTATAGCCCACTCTTTTACTGCGTCCATATGCCCGGGGACATCTTTCCATAACGGATGCGTAGGATCGTTCTGGATCACTTTGATCTTCGCCTTTGCGGTCATTGCACCCGGCGTCTCATTGCTTCCAAGATTAGCAATATCGTCCTCGCTAAAATGAGAGGTTAACTTAGCTAAAAACTTGACTATCACCGGGTTACTACCGAGATTGCCAAGTGCGTCAATTACTTCTTTACCCCCCAACTTAGCAACTACACTCTGAACATTAGCGATATTCTTTCCGTAATTCTCTTTCCACTCCGACCGCAACGCAGTCTCTCCGTCCTTCATCGCCTTATCTACTGCGGCGTCAGCGTCAACAACCGCCTTTGACGCATTCTCAAAATACCATTTATGCAGAAACGCAGCTTGTGCTTGCGTAAGATTAGCTTGATGTGCCATCTGCCTGAATACGCCTTCTACTTCCGGTGTCATCTGCGCCTTGATTTTCTCATGCAGCGTCTCAATAGGCACGAATGTATACGCTTCAGGTTTCGCTGGTTTCCCTAACGCTTGGTAATACTTTTCCTTCTCTTCCGCCGGCGCATCGTCTTTAGGAATAATCACACCCTTTGAGCCTACGAGCTTAACTACGTTTTCATGCCCTTTGATCAACTCTCCGACAGTCTTATACTTCCCTACGTTCGGATTGTCCTTGAACGTCTCTGGTATCGGCGTCTCTTCAAATACGGGTGGGGCCTCCGTGTCCGGCGTCTCCGGGGGGAGCGTATCCACTACTTCGTCAGGCATTAGGTTCCTCCTTACTCACCGCAACTCGCGGATTCAACTGTGTCTTAATATGCAACAAGACGCTCCGGCGTCCTTCATTCCGTACCGTATTAAACGGATCAATCGGCCCTTCAGGGATAGTGCTGATCTCTTCAAAACATCGGTTCGCTAAATCACAAAGCACCAACTTCCCGTCTTCGGAATTAAACACCCGCATATATACCCCAGAAAGTTGCGTCTCGTCTAACCCCTCAAGCACTTTAGTTAGGTCTGGCATCTTTATCCTTTAACCCGTGGAATAATCTCCACGATATTCCGTGCCGTTTAAAGTTCTCTTTGCGTTGATTAAACTTGCCCTTCTCGTTCTTCTCAAGCAATGAAACAATGTAATTGAGGTGCAATAATTCCATGTCTTTCAATTCAGTCTTCTTACTCCACGCCACAACGCTCTCTTCCATCACCGTGCGTTCGGTTAACGTCATGGTGTCCGGTTCATAGATGTACCGTAACACTAAGAGGTTAAGGTACGGTAACGGTGCGACTAATTTATTCTTAATAATGATGGTACTCATCTTACCGGCGTGTTATGAGACGTTGCTGCTTGTTTCATCGTAGCGTCAGCTTGCGCCCCTGTGTTAACCACATCCGCTATCTGTTGCCCGGCCGTTAACTGTGCCTGTGCCGCAACCGCTGCGTTCCTCTGTTGCCTCATAGCGTCAACATCTTCTTGCGACCGTAACATTTCAGGATCAACGCCCTTTATCTTAGCGATAATCGCAATCGTCTTGTCCTCATCTATCAAGTCAAGCACCTGCGGTTTAATTGCCGCGACTGCACCGATAGTGTTTAAGAAACTGTTTATTGAGGTCATTTCGCTTTCGCGCTGTACGCGGGCAAGAGGAGACAGGTACACTACGTTCCAATTACTCGTATTTTGTCCGGCTAATACGCTCGGTGGTTCGGGTAAATGACCACCACGGTACAGGATACTGAATACCCGCAGTATCAATGGAGATAGTGTCTCTTGCGTTATTCTTCCCACCACCGGGCCCAATTCGACCATGCTCTCGGCAATGATCCTCTGCACTTCGGGGTTGTTCATCTGCTTAGTAATGTCAGAGATCGCACGAAACACATGAACGAAAAAACCTTTCTCGATTGACTTCTGTTCCATCTGGATTATCTCAAGCGTAATCGGCAGGTTCCCGCGTCCTACATCAATCGGTGCAAGTGCATCAGCATTAGTCTTGGGATCCCTGTAATTCATCGCCGCAGGGTTGAAGTTGAGCGGCAACATATACCCTTTACTCGGCGCTTGCATTGGCGGGTCAGCTTGTTTCATTGCAGCACGAAGCATTGTTTTCTGCTGTGCGTTCAATAACTTAATGTCAGCCAACACATCCATTGCCGGCGAGTACCCCATCACATCAGTCGGGTCTTTGTAGAACCTGCCGAACGCATACGGGTTTTCAAAGAACCCACTTTCTATAATCTTTACCGCTTCCGCTACGTTTATCCATACCGAAGCATAAGGCATATTCGAGGAATTATCCTGTGCCGCGTCTCTTTCTTCTCTCGGATATACGCAATGCAGAAAATCAAACTCTTGTCCCGGTTTGTCTATATGGCACTCGACAATCTTCGAACCAGCCGCTTCACCCCATCTGCGGTACGCCGCCCATGCGGATAACTTAAACGAAACGTATACCCTGCAAATCCTGCCTTGTGCGTCCTCTTCGAGATTGACTTTCCCAATCGGAGCAAGAGAAAACCGCACTATTGACTGCGGATCATCAAGTGTAAGTATTCCCCCAGTCCCAAACCCTCCGACATCCATGTAAAACTCTTGCATCACCGGGTCAAAGTTACTGTTGTTCAAAGTAGAGAATATCTTTTCATCTACTTTTCTAAACCATGTCTGTACTTCCCTGATTTCCATGTACTGCTGATCGCCAGTCTCTAACGCAAACCATTTACTTGACGGATTGGTAAGGTTAGAGTGGAACCCCGAGGCCATTGTCTTGAGTGCCCTGATAGCCGTGGAATCGTAGAGGAAATTAAACTTGAGCCGATCCCCGCGGTTCCGCAGAGTGTTCATGTACGCCTTGCGAGGAAAACAAAATGCGGCAATATCATCAAAATAATCACGCCAAGCAGCGTTTAATCCCGTCAACTCGTTGTTACGTCTAATCAGGTCTTTTACATCTACCATATTATCCACCTAAGAGTGACTTACCCTGCAAACTGCTTGAGGGTATGCCGAGCGTCCCGCCAGTCAAATCCGTTTCCCCACCCTGCAATAATGACGTCCTACGCCTCTTTAAAAGGGCTGCAGATGCCGCAGCAGCCGCTTCCCCGGGCGCAGCATTAGCTTTCCCCTGCGCGTCCTGTATAGCCCTTGTTTGGGCGTCTATAGCGTCAGCTTGTGTAGTAGCGGCTTTCTTTTGTGCTGTAGCTTGTTGATTGGAGCTATACGCACTTGCTCCCGCTGAAATAGCGGACACTGCCGCAATTACCCAAAGAGGCATCAGTTCAACTCCTTCTTGTAGACATAAAGGTTCCCTCGGTCGGTCTTTAACTCTTCCAAATACTTGAACCCGAGCTTTAATATCAATCGCTGGACAGGGTAATCCTTCTCCCGCGCATACGCGTACATGACATCCGTAATCTCTTCCATCAGGTCAAGCACCATGCTCCCCGCATCAACGCTCACCTTCATTCCCGTAAGCCCTTGATCCGTGTCCTTGAACGCTTCGAGAATGTACCTGTCCCCGATCTGCATGATAATGATTGCGCCCTTACGCACCTCATCCACCAAAACGTACCACCCCATGTAATATGTTTTATCTACAATGGCGATGCTCTCTTCTTTAGTCAGTAACTCTTTAAGACCATCAGTAGAAGCGAGCGTGTAAAGATATTCTCTGTCAGTAATCGGTTCGAGCGTTGTCATAGGATCGTTCTCCCGTCCTTCACGAAATACCAATCGTCCGTACCTGCCATGCAACACGGGCTAAATGGTGCAGGTGCAGGTGACACTTTAACCGCGATCCCGTTACTCTTAGCGAAAGCATCAACACCAAACTCATGCTTGACTTGTTCGAGTGTTCCTCTCATGCCATGCTCGCAAATGCTGGTAAATCTGTGCGCCGCCCGTGCTCAATATCGCCATCGGTGTTATACGTTCGTGCAAACCGCTCAACTTCATTCGTCCTGTCAATCGCAGCGCCGCATTGTGTCACCGCCATCATCAACGCATCAGCACGGTCAGGGGACTTGAGCCCGTTCTTTCTCATCACGTCTTTCGGCGTGATCATCCGCGTACCATTAGAATTAAACTTGAACGTGATCGAAAGCAATTGATCCATCAACATCGGGTCATTGATAATCTTGATCCAGCCTTTATCGAATAACTCCTTCAACTCAAAGTACCCTTCGGATCGAAGATTGTAATACCGTTCAGTATGCTTCGGCTTCCGGGCCCCATCGAACGCAACCACCGTTTTATTAAGTTCGTTTAGCCGGTCAACTACCCCGCCACCAATCCCGCCCTCGTCCACTACAGTAATATCTATGTTAAACTCTTGCATGAACGATATAGCTCTCCCCACGGTCTGCATCGTATCGTCTTTACTACGGCATTGCTGCAATATCTGCTCCCACCGCAGAGCGCCGTATGTCTCTATGATTGAGTACACTGTTTCATCATTCCCAAATCGCGCAACATCAACCGCCATAACGCGCCGGGGAATACCTGTCTTGCCGTACACTTCAATAAGCGGCGAGGCGTATAATACAGGTGCGGTGAATAACGCATCATCGGTACTCGACTCGTTGAAATCGTTCAGAACAAATTGCCGGTAATGAGCAGGTGCTTCTGTTTCCATCCGTTTGAGGTCTGCTATGAAATCAGGCCGCAGGTTCCTTGCGTTATCGAACGTAGTAGCCGTGATTCCCTCGAAGTCTGCCGAAGCAGGATTAGAAATCCACATTCTGTAAATCCAATTCCTTCCGTTCGCATTTGCGATAATACAAAGCGGGAGCACCGGCGCACCATTATTCTGTCGCAACCTGTCCCTCAAGAACGTAAACTGCGTTTCGTCAAAAAACTCTTCCGCCTGTTCCACCCCGACAATGCCGAGGTTAAGGTTTTTCAGCACCATCAACTCATCAGCATGGCGAAACATAATTACTGAACCGTTAGGCAACTTATAATCTTTATCTGCCCCTACAGTACACTCGAAATATGTCTGAAAATCCTTGATCGTGGAATCCTTGAGATCGGTATATTCTTTACGGACAATCAGTGCGGTAGTGCCGGGGTATGTTTCGCAGTATTCATAGATCTTAGTCAATAAACAGAGCGTCTTCCCAGTCCCCACGCCAGCTATGAGTGCGGGAAACTTAGACTTACTCGACAAGAACCTGTGCTGGTAATCGCCTTCCTTCACTCTGATTTGCATTGACTTCCTTTTCAATAACAACAACTACTTTGGTCTCTTTACCGTCTATTCTTCCCGAATGCTCGAGTTTATTCCCTTCAGTCTCGACCCGCAATTGATCAATAATATCCAGAGTAGACTTATTGCCGAGCCCATACGGATGTCGGGCGAGTAATCTTTTAAGATGGGCAATTCTTTTTATCTTTTCCCAATCTTTTTCACTTTTTAAGAACTCTCTATTTTTGTAAAGTATTGTGCTTATACGTCTTGAGGAAAGATTGTGTAATTCAGCTATTTCTTCTGCGGATTTACCATCTGCGTATAATGAACATATACGCGCATCTCTTATTTTGTCGTGGGTAACTATTTGGGGAAGCTTCATTCTTCCTTTTTCAAGGCCAACAAAAAAGGCATAACCCGCCTATCGCGACAGGTTATGCCTTAAATTGTTGGTATTACTCCCGGGAGCTACCCGGATGATCTACTTTAATTATAAGTACAATGTCGCAAAAAATCAACTAAAGCGTTGGCGAAAGTTTATACCCCCTCAAATAACTTGCATCCTCTTAGCCTCAATATCGAGTAGTACGGCTCATACCATTTCCTGTTTTTCTTAAATGAGAATTTGCACTTATCAACAAGATCAACATACACCGCGTTCCTTGTCATCCCGAGCGTACAATAATAAATCCTCGAGTGTTTCTGTTCGCGTAATTGATTAGTGATCTTTTTAATCCCGCTAAACATATTCCGCAACCAACCCTTGTCTTTGCTGTGGACATCGCGGGTCTTGAAGAAGTAACAATCTGTGCAACGGCTCATTTCTTCTTCTCCACAAACCTCATGCAGTTAACGCATTTCCTAAACCTGAAACATTCCTTACAGCACTTCTCAAACTCTTCTTCTTTCCCAGTAATCGGGCATTTTACTTTCTTAACCATACATCTCCTTTCACACCACAAAACTAATCTTCTCTATCGCAATATCCAACCGCTTGCCCAACTGTTGTGCCATGTACATTTTTCCAATCAACTCTTCATGATCACGGATAAAGTTTTGTCGCGATTGTTCCTGCCCCAG